GTAATAACTTTAGACGTATACGAGTGAACATCAAACCCTGTAGAAACTTCATTCATCGCCACCTTATCTTGTGATAAATATGCCGCAGCTCGAAACTCTAGCTGTGCAAAGTCAGCTTCAAGTATCTTGCCACCTGACCAACGTCATACGAATACCTTCTTGACAGGAAATGTACCACCTCTAGGCATATTTTGCATATTAGGGTCAGCACCACTAAACCTGCCTGTCGCTGTCCTGTGCTGTAATAATCTCACATGAAGCTTACCATCTGATTTAACGTGTGCCTTGATACCCTCTACAAAAGAACTTAGATATGAATCCAAAGCTGATAAACGTTTGACATCTGTCAAAAAGTTGACAGCATCAGGCATGTTGACACGTTTAGCCATGCTTTGTAATGTATCTAGGTTCGTCTTAGAAACACCAAAGCCATTAGCAGATACCCACTTAGACGTTGGTGCTTTGAACTTCAACCCTGCGACTAGTCCAGTAGATTGAAGAGTATAACCATTGCCACCACAGTCAAGGTGCTTAGTGGTATTTGCGTAAGGAGTTCCATTTACTCGTACCTTTCTTATCTGACCTGTACCATTACACTCTCTGCAAGATACAGCTTTTGTTTTGAATACTATATCTGAACTATCAGATACAACCTCGTTGAAGTGTTGCTTACTCATGTAAGGAGTGAAAGCATTTGCCCACATAGTCTTGTCGTGTGGCTTTCTACTATAGATAACCCAAGACATTTGCTCTGGACTATTAAGATTGATAGGTGTGTCTCCCATTAGGTTACGTATCTGAACCTGTAGTCGCTTTTCTATCTCCATCTTTTCTGTCTCGAACTGTACCTTAACTTCATCTAGCTTAGCTACATCGACTGCAAAGCCTGTGTTATATATGTGAGCAAGAGTAACACAAACTCTGTTAGTTAATACAACACACTCCATCAAGGCTGAATCAGTAGTCAATAGTCTTTTGTTTAGTTGTTCAGCTAACTGCTGTGTTGCATGTAAGTCTGCTGACAGGTAAGAAGATAACTCTTCAGGTGGTATCTCATCAACACCTACACCCTGCTTGAAGTATTCTTTCAAGGTGTCCTGCTTCTTAGTATCTAACTCGTACCTTTCAGCACATGCTTCTAGTGATAGTGGTTGCTTGTTGCCACGTTGCAAAACATACTCGCCTAGCATTGTGTCGAACACAGGACCATCATACTTGAAGCCACACTCCCATAGCCACATCAAATCGTATGCTATGTTGTGTCCTATTAATATAGTAGCTTCATCCAAATGTGCTTGTACACCACTGAAATTATCTCTATATAAATATTCTTCTCCTTTATCTGTCAAACATCCTACCATGACAAGTTTATTGTCAGGCTCGAATGGGTCGAGATACATCTTGCCATCACGTTTAGTGACAGTATTTTCTACATCTAATGTAAGTTTCATATCTTACTCCTCTATGCTGTGAACCTTGCAATTCTATAATCAAGGTTACAATTAATCATACCATGCCATCCTGTTACTTTATTCTTAACAACATTAATATGCCTTAAAGTTGCCTGTTCGTCAACCCCTTCTACTTGGGCAGGTTGTCCTATCAGTAACATCAAGTCAGCTTCAGCTGCTTTTCCTGTACGTGAGCCTTCCATCATAGCTTGGTTAAGAACCTGCCTACCTTCTGCTTCAGCAGACAACTGTGACATGTAGAATACAGCACAGCCATACGTCTTGGCTATCTGCCTAGCATATATAGCATTGGCTTTCAGCATCTCATCAGGTCTAGAATAGCTACCTTGTCTAGCAAACTTATCTCCCATGTCAAGGACAACTATGTCAGGTCTCTCTGACTTACACATAGTCTCTACCCATGTCATGTCTTCACCACTTACGTCTTTAATCTTGACGTTCTTGGTTATGTCTTGATAGATACTCTTAGCTTCTTGTATATTAGCCTGTATCTTTTCTTTAGGAAAGCCTGTCGATGCTTGTATATATCTGAAAGCAACTCTGTCATACGACTCTTCGTTACATAACACTACACACTTAGCACCCTGCCTAGCCATACCATTAGGTCCTACCAACATGGATGCATGGAAAGAAGTCTTACCTGTATTAGGTCTAGCTCCTATCTCAATAAGGTATCCTGCATTTACACCTTCTACCTTACGTGCCATCTCAGGTATGTTGAATGTCCACTTCATCTGTACAGATTGTTTAGCCATGATAGTATCAAAAGATATATCATCCCATTCTATCTTGACTTCAGGTAGGAAGTTATCATTGTACTTATCTAGTAAGTCACGTAATGGTTTGAGACTTCTCTCTGCACCATTGACATAATCAAAACCTAGATTAGCAATGTCCTCTCCTATGACCTGTTGGAATAGCTTGGACAACACATCCTGTGCCACATCAGTACCCATAGGTTGCTCACGTTTTACTGTGTTGAACAGAGAACTATACCCCTGCTTCTGTGCAGTAGTCATAGATGGATTGTTCGCCATGAACAATGCTTCCACCTCATCAGGTGTTACATCTCGTTTATATTTATTCATAGCATAATCAATCGTGTGCTTTAACTTCCTAGCATCTTTACTAAATAGTCTGTCAGGACATTTAGAGCCACGATGGTCGGTATAAAACTCTTGATTCATCAAGCTACGTAGTAGGGATAGTTCCATATTGGTTCTCCTTTGGGGTTAAGTTAGTTAATTTTCTTATATCATCTTCATTCATATATTTCAAATCATCTTTCAAACGTAGCACTCGGACATCATTTACGTAGGCTCTTAGTTCCTTTGCAAATGTCATAGTCTTGGGTAGAGCATCAGGGTCTAGTGCTATTATTGCTGTTGAGAATCGTGAGAGATACTGCTTATGTGATTCGGACAATGACGTACCCAATACTGCTACCCCAACATATACTTCACTATCTATAACTGAAGCACTCACACAATCCTCAACAACTACTGCGACCTTACCATGTCCAGAGACAAAAGGCAAGTCACTTTTTCCATATCGTTTCCATTTAGGTATTCGTTTTCCTAACGACCTACCATTGGCATCAACAACTCTGCCTTCGTGTATGACAGGGAACACAACTCTATGTTCCTTCACATCGTACATTAGCTTGTCATTAGCTATACCATAGAAACTTTCCCTATCGTAAGGCACTATATACTCAGGCATTACGAAGGGTTCATTATTCTTTTCTGTATTACGTGTATGCATCTTGATATCATTAGCTGACAAAGGCATACGTTTAGAGCCTGACAGTTGACATGATAACTTGTAACAGTTCCATAGCATCTGACCCATGTTATTAGTCACAGTAAATGTCTTGTAACTATTACACACAGGACAGTTGAGTCGTTTACTCTCACCTATTCCTATGTCTAAGTCTTTAATGTATGTATTTATATTCATATATCACTCTCCTTGTCGGCATTTACTTGCTTGTACCATGGTTATTTCGCATTGTCAATGCACTTTCTGCACTAGCATACGTATTTTTCATGTAAGGTTTAACAGATTGTGGGTTAGCATGCCCTGTAACAGACATAATCTGACCCATAGATACCCCTGCTTCCACCATTTCTGTAGTTCCTGTCCTTCTCAGGTCAGAAATACGTAGGTCATTAGGTAATCCTGCCTGTTCTATGACCAATCGTGCTACTTTTGATAGCCTTTGCATAGTATATGGCGAGTATTTACCCTTCATTGTGGTAGGATAGGGTGCAACATAGGGTTGAAAATCATATTCTTCCTTCTGTTGCTGAAGCATTTCCAATAAGTCAAGAGAAATAGGTAGGTGTACTACACTTCTTCTCTTAGACTGTTGCAAATTTAACACACATTTATCAAAATCTATGTTAGAAAACTGTAACATTCGCATATCACCTACCCTTTGACACCATTCATAGGACATTTGTACTATCAATCCCAAGTTTCTGTACTTAAAATCAGCATAAGCTACGTCTAAGAACTGTGTCACTTGGTCTTTTGTCCATACAGTATTACGTGCATGAGGTGTCTTCCTCTTGTAGGTAGCAAATGGATTGCTCTCAGCATAACCCATCTCCATTCCAAAGGAATATACCTTACGTGCTACAGATGTGATGGCATTAGCCTGATAGATTCCACGACCAAGCCACTGTTCATAGGCTCGTCTTGCTATCGCACCAGTCATTTTAGTCAGCCTTATTTCTGACAAACTTTTGCCATCAACTTCAGTAGCCAATAAAACTCCTGCACAATATTGATAATCATGTTTAGTTTTATCAGCTAACACATTGAAATCATTAGACAAATAGTACTTGTGTACTAGGTCATTTAAATTTAATTGTGTCATTATTTACTCCTGTAATAACTACATCTTTATATGCGTTCATTGTGTGTCCAATACCATGACCTATATCTACTTGTTTGATATGTCCTTCTAGATAAATTACCTCTCCAATTACCCCTTGTATTGCCCAACTTTTCATGTGCTTTATGTGTTCATCAATAGCTATGTCTAAAGTTTCTCCCTGTATATATTCTACCCTACTAGTAGGTTCATCTATAGGAGAATCATATCTATCGTTTGCAGTATATACTACTGTATATTTATTTATATTCATATGCTCCACTCCATCTTGTATAGTGTCCGTGTTCGCACTCAACTTTAGCACCAACAATACTAGCAAGTTGAAACTCCATTCCATCTAGCTTACATATCTGTTCGTACTACGTAAGTCTTCTAACATTTGTAATATTTGTCTTGACTGTTGCTGTGTCAAGTTTAAAATTTTATTTATCTCTTTAAATACTATTTTCTTTTTAGTCATATTATACCTCCAATGCTATGTAAATACATAGTGCTATTATTAATAATTTACCATAGTCTAAGTCATACTTAGTACTCTCTCCATACTTCTCCTCGAAGTGTGCTATTATTCTGTGCCACATATTATTCTCCTTTCTTTTTATCAATGTAAATTCTCATATGAGTTGACTCAGCTTTGCTCTGACCCCAATAGGTAGCACCTGTACCCTTGAGTTCAGGCTTGATGTGCTGCCCTCGCACCCTCATCTTGTATGAGTCTTTGTTAAGGTACTTCTTCATGGTGTCAACAAACTCCTGACCATCTGTGTCATTAGGTATCTCGCTGAACACATAGCCACAGCCTTTGTTAGGTTGCAACAGGTCATTGGCTATTCTGTATTGAGCCTTCCAATACTCTGCATTGTTCACCTCGTTCTGATACCTTTCCTTCCATACATCACAATTATCCCACATGACTTGGTAGGCTTCCTTAGACACTACAGTTTCATCATGCTCAAGTTGTTGGACAAGACGTTGGTTTTCTAACTCAAGCTCTTTAATCTTTTCAATGTGTCTGCCATTCCTTTCAAACCCCATCTTGTAAGCTCTATGTGATGAGTCTAAAGACTGCTTTAGTTCCTTGACCTTACCTTCTTGTGTATCAGTCCTAACGTCTTCGTCATTCTGTTTCACGAATGCTCTGACTAAATGTTGAAAGTCCATGTGTGATATAGGTATGTACCTATCCTCTGCTTTTGAATAGTAATCCTTATAGTTTAAGTTATACATATCATCTGCTAATTTACCTGTGCTAGTTGTTGCTCCTAGCATTTGTACTACTCTATGTATCTTCATTTTATTTCTCCTAATCTGTTATATCTATTGCGACTATATCATATTCATCAAGCATGTCTCGTATTTGCTTTACACTATATGCTTTGATGTAAATGTAAGTTGTAAAAGTTTCACTACCCTCTACTTTCCATTCTACATAGTATCTATTCATCTTTAATCTCCCATTTATAAAATATGTGGTCATCTATTCGTGTTACATACGTCTTAGTATCTGCCCAACTAGGGTTGACATAGTGAGCATGGTAGTGTGTAGCACCCTCAACAAGGTCATCTAGGTGTCCATTGTATACACCATTGGCAATGTGCATAGCAGTTCTCCATGCCTTATGTTCTTTAGGCTTATCACTCTTGCCATCACAGTACCAACTAAATTGACATCTATTCTTGATAGGAAACTCAGGTCTCCATTTGTATGTTGCACCTTGCTTAACT